GTTTAGCGGAAGCACCATGTATCCACTACCAGCAAAGCGAGTAAACGTCAGGTCAGTGCCGTTGATACGCATACCCCAGACGTTTGTGCCGTCATCCAAATTTAGGTGGTTGGCAGAGCCGTTGTACAAGCGCATGGATTCCGTAGACGCCATGCGAGTCTTTGCAGCCGCAACATCGCCTGCGGTTGCGCCGCCAGCAATCTGCATAATGCCGCTTTTGCTTGCTACGTTGTCCGTGCGCGAATAGTAAACTGACGAGCCGGTTTCTACAGTAGGCGCAGGCGTTGAGTTGTCCTGGTCAAGATACAACAGGTTATTGTCGTAGGACGCATAGGTGTAGCTGCTGGTTCCGCGGCAGATAGCCGCCGCGTTGGACGTAAAGTGCAGAAACACGTTGGACCGCGCAGTCTGCGACGTAGCAGTATTGCTGCCCTGAAACTCAATAGATGCGCCCGTGCCGGAAGCGCAAAACGCTCGGCAACGAATGAACAGATTGTTGTCGCAGTTCTTTAGCAGGTAAGCGTTGCCGTTAACAAAAACCCCGTCAATCTGCTCAAACACGTTCAAGCTAGTGTTTGCCGTAGCATCGCCGTCTAGCCGCAAAATGCTGGCAGAAGCACCACTGCCTTCTACGCAACGAACTGATATCTGAGAAAAGCGATTATTTTGCGGGTCGCGATATTCACCCAATGTGGCAACAACATTTATGTCTACGCCAGTGGTAGTTGGGTTTATAATGCCAAGGTCACGGAACTCACCCATGTCCCAAGATTGCACTTGCAAACCAATTCCAGCCACGCCAGCGCATTGCAGGAAAAAACCCACCATGCCGCCGCCGTTCTGCTTTTGAGCAGAAGCGCCAGTAGGCGAGGCAAACTTGACCATCGTGCCGGAAGCCGCACCAGTCCAAATTATTTTGCTGCTAGCACTAGCGCCTTGCGTCCCAACATTGTGGGTTATGTCGCCACCGGCACCGGCAAGCATCACGTTGGATGCGCTTACGGTCAGCGTGGAGGAGATGTTGTAGGTGCCAGCAGGGAAGTTAAGCGGGCCACCGCCAGCAGTTTGCACAGCAGTAATAGCCGCCTGAATAGCCGCAGTGTCATCCGTAACGCCGTCACCGACCGCGCCGTAATTCTTGACGGAGGTGATGCCAGCGTCTGCCGGGTCAAACAGCAGAACATCGTAAAATTCTTGCGAAGTAAAGCCAGTGGCAATAACAACAATGGTGTACCGACCATTGGCAGCGTAGAACCCAAACTCACCTTCAGGGTCGGTGGTTAGGGAGCCAGGCGTGATGGGGGTGACGCCATTGTCGGAATAAATGGTTGCCGTGGTCAGCGTACCGTACAGGTACACGTTGATAGAAGCACCCGCGATGGCATTGCCCTTCAGGTCTTGTATCGCGTTTTGGTACTTCTGCACGGTCAGCCCTCGGCGGTCTTGGGGGGTCGTCCTCGACGGCGAGCAAGCTCGTTAACCGGAGCCGCCTCAGTGGGCGTGTCGTGATTGTACCGCGACCAACCGTTGTTTTCATCCTCCACAGCCTCTACCTCGCTAATAGCGACTTTGGTGCCGTGGACGGGGTGGGATAGGTAGATGACCATAGTAAGGGTCAGGGGGCCGAAGCCCCCTTTCCCAGTGCCATTACACGCGGTAGCAGGTGTAAGCGGCGTCGCCGGTCTTGCGGCAAAGGTAGCGACCCGAGGTCGAAATAGCCACCGTAGCCGAGCCAACAATCGTCCAGCCCGTGCCAGCGGTAACCGTGACGGCACCCGAGGACGAACCGAGATTGATGAACACAATCTCAAACGAGCTGTTGACCTTGGCGTTCGTAAGCAACGTGTCGGTCAGAGTAGCGGTCGGCAGGGTGATAGCCACCGCAGCCGTGTTCGTGGACGTGTACAGGCCAGCGGTCAATTCAGCCGCCGTGAGGGTGACCGAGGTAGCCACCGTAGCGCCAGGAGCGCCCTGATTGAAAAGGGAAACTTCGTTGAGGTTGCCGTCCGTAAACTGGTAACCCCCACCAACTGAGGAAAGAGCCATTATGAATACTCCTAAAAACTGAGAATGAGGTAAGTAACCCCGGCTGTTACACCGGGGTCACGGCAGGGCTGTTAGCCCCAGATGCGGCAGGCAGCCTGCGGACGGATGGTGGAGAAGCCGTACAGCACGTCGATACGGCAAGGCATACGGTCGTTGTTGATGTCGTACTGACGCACGACACGCAACGAGATACCGTTATGCACCTGACGCGACGCCATGTCCACGCCCTGCGGGAGCAGGAGGTCGGCAGTGGCAAACGTGATGGCATCCTTCTGGTACACCAGATTCTGCGGGTACACCGTAGAAGCCGAACCCAAAACCGTCACAGCAGCGTTGTCAGCCGGGAAGGCGCTGATGGTCGCCAGTGCGCTGGTCGGGGTGTACATGGCGGGGGAAACCGACACGCTAGCCCACGCACCCGAGGACGCGGTGGCAAGGGCCGTCACCGTGAACTGCTGGAGCGAACCAGTGGACTGACGGGTCTGCGGGTTGACCGAGTACACGCCAGCGATGGTGAACACGTCACCAACCGCAAACGTGGCGGAACCCGAGTCACCGTCAATTGCCAACGCCGTTGCACCCTGAGTGCTGATAGCGCCGTTGACAAGGATGGTGGCGGTAGCCGAACGCGAACCAGTCGTGTGCGACACGATGCTCTGGCTCATGTTGATTTCCTCGTAACCGAGGACGCCTTCACCCATCATGCCCGACTTGAACTGCTTGCTGATGGTCGAAGTGGGGTTGAAAAGACCCTTCAAGCCCTCGACCAAGCCAGCGTTGCCAGCCGGGTTAACGGTTGCGTAACGCATATTGCGCGGCGCAGCCTGTTCGTCCAGCTTCTGGTGAGCAGCAAGCAGGACAGCCGACGTACCCGGCGTGGTGCCAGGAGTGCCGACCGACTGGTAGATGCTCTTGTAGGCATTTGCCACGTCGTTGTCCACGGAGGCAGCCAACTGGCTGATACGCGGGCGAAGCACGCGGTCAGCAAAGTCGTCCAACTGCATGGTCAGTTCAGCCGACGTGAAGTTCACGCCGATGTGCTTCTGATTGGACACGGCGAGCGTGGTGAACTGCTCGTTGTCGTCCTGCACCTGAAGGGCAGCACCGTCGGTCACCAGAGCGCGGTCCGGCAGACGGATACGCAGGGTGGAACCAATCTTGGCACCTTCCACGGCGAACGAGTCGTCGTAGGCGCGGTTTACGTTACGGGTGAGTACCAGTTCGTTCTCGAAAATAGCGAGAGCCTTACGGGTAATCATGTCGATAGTCAGCAGGCTATTAGCCACGGTAATCTCCTAACAAATGTTGTAGCGGGTTATCGGCGCTGCGCTTCCCACTTAGCAATCTGCCTGCGCCGGTCAGCCTCAATCCACTCCGACGTATTCATGGTCTTTACAGACCGTGGGTCGGTGGTGTCGTAGGCGGAGGACGAGCCTCCTCGGGCGGTAACAGGTGCAATCGGCGGTGGCGCAGAAGTTGAGCGTTTGACCGGCGGGTTAGCCATCATTTTGGCTTCTAACCTACCAATCTCTTTCGCCTGCAAGAACGGCGGCAGGTCGGCAATCTTCGCAGCCTCTGCGGGGTTGGAACCGAGGTAGTAGGCTACGTCGGGACCGGCCTCCGAGGAACGAATGGTGTCAGCCATCACCTGCGTGATTCGGACGTGGTCACCGTATGCGACTTGCTTGAAGTCCGCATAGCGTTCGGTCGCCACTTCCTCACGTTCGTGATAAGCCGACAGGGTTTCGACCTGCATCCGCTGCATTTCACGCTGTTGGATAAGTTCGTGCGCCCTCTTGTACGCCAACGCTTCTGCGTAGGCATCCGGCGACTCAAACTGCTCCATCGGCGGAACTTCCAGCGGCTGCTGCGGTACGGCTTGCGCCGCCTGCATGGCCTGTTCCCTTGCCCACTTACGCTGCTCTCTTGCGAGACGCTTGCTGATGGCGGCGTCCAGTTCCTCCTGAGAGAAGGACTTGGGCGTAACTTCAGCCTCCGGCGTTTCAACTACTGCGGTCTCAGGTGCTGCCGTGGCTACCTGTTCCGGCGCGGGTTCAGCCGCTACAACTTCAACATCTGACATGGTGATTCCTGAGAATCCCTGGTGTAACGCACCAGTACGTTTAGAATTAGTCTACTCCGCACTACAGCGAAGTCAATACTAGGCAGCACAAGCCACCCACAGCCCCGCCAAGGGCCGTTGCGGCAAAGTCTTTAGGGTCGGGCGTCCCATGCCCGCGCTTGTCCCAGACCTCCTTACCTGCGCCCATAAGGGCAGCGGTAAAGACGGCGAACCAGACGCCCAGCGGGTACAGGGTTGCGGCAAT